CGCGCCATCAACGAAATCCCGGTTGCGGCGGTAGTCGGCGTCATGTTGCTTGTTGTATACAAAACCGGCGACTGGGATAGCCTATTGAAACCGCAATCATTTGACCGACGATGGGTCATCATGGTGTTCACAGCGATGGTTGGGTTTCTATCAGGTAGTCTATCACTCGGTGTCGTCGCGGGTGTCATATTGGATAGTGTGACTGTGAAAATGATGAAATACTAATTTTATAATAGTATCTTACACAACGCATCATAAAATTGAAACTATTTTATGATTCTTTCATTGATTTTACGTCATCTATATACGTTTATCATATGTCCGCTACCACAACTCTCGCTCCTGAAACCATCGCAGTTCACATGGAACACACTCACGCCCCCGAAGAAGAATATTGGCCTCTCACTCATGACGCCGTGAGAGATTGCGACCTCTCTTATTTAAATGACAAATGGTCCGAGGATATGGTGCGTGACGCAATGCGCGCAATTCTTCGCGCTGGCGAATTAACCGAAATCAAGGCCAAGGAGCTCAATGTATGGAAATATCTCTCGCAATACAGTCCGCCAGAAAACCGCGGATTTATGTTCAGCCCAGGCCACGATGATATTATCTCACAAGTCCAATATCATATGGAGACCGGTCACTCCGGATGTTCAATGGGATGGACGATGCGCCAGATTGAGTTCATCGCCAAGAATGGTGTTCCAGCACACCGAACACTGTTTCTCGAGAATCGTCGCCGTTAACGCAGCAGTAGCGGCGCGACTAGACTGTAGTATAATACACCGGCAATGTATCCACATTCATAAGAATATGTGTGTTTCGCCCCGCCTTCAAGAACTTGGCAGAGAGTGCCGCATGCTTCTTGTATTTTTTATATGTGATTTTATATTCATTAAACAATGGATTATGAATCTCGGTGGAAGGTATGTGATTATGAACCGACCGCGAAATCATCTTATACAGTTTGAAATCAGGATACCGCTCTTCACCACTGGATTTATAGAGCACATTGCGTCCCTTGTCATCCATGGTCCATTTCACAATCAACTTGATTATGGGGTCCGACTTACACAGTTTATCCACTTTACGCAGGTCGTAAATAAAATAGTCGAAAAGTGCGCATGCGAAACGGCATAAATCAAAACTGAAATTGGGTTCTACTGTGGGTTTTTCCGGATTATAATAGGGAGGAAAGTTATACTGCGTGGCGGCGTCGCCCTTTGGGTGGAAACTGTCGCTACAGATGAGTTCACTGCGGAATTTGTATATTGCGCGTCCGAAATCAATAATTTTGAAGATGCGTCCGTAAGTCGGGACCTTATAATATTGGTTTTCGTGGATATAGTAGATAAATTCTTCGGTTGTCTCGATGAACATGACATTGTTGGTGTGAAGGTCATTGTGGGTGAACGCGAACATTTTCTGATAAATAACGAGACTCATTATGACTTGGAATAGAATCGATGCCCATTCTTCTTTTGTCAGTTCATCCGTCATCATAATATGGTCGAGCGTGCTTACACACTTTTCAAGGAGAATGGCCTGGACTGGGAAGTCGTTGATTTTTACGATGATTTGCTCATCGTCGCTGTCATAACTTCCTGTGTCGCTGTCGCTTTCACTGTCGGCGTCGTCGTCGGCGTCGGCGTCGGCGGATGATGAATCTTCCACTCTCGCCGCTTTCACTCTCGCCGCTTTCACTGTCGTCGTCGTCGTCGTCCTCGTCGCCGCTTATCGTAGTATATGAAGAGTTTGACTGTGACGAATCAGTGTCACTGGTATCATTATTGTCCCTTGTTCTATTTTTCGTGTATAACGCTGGCGCGGCGTCGTCGGCGGTGTCCGCGGCGGTGTCGGCGGAGATTGGGTCATCATGGTCCGAGAGATTTAATTCTAGGATTTCAACCGGTGTATTCTCCGCGCCACAATCCGTATTCACGTAATTATCCACGGTCACTGATTCAACATCCGAAACACTGTCAAGAATATTAATTCGGGTCTTACTACTGGAATAGTCTTCATCCGGTTGGATATAGCTATCCGAGCCGGTTATACCAATCATCGGTTTCATTTTGTTACGGAGTTTCATCAGTTTGCTTATATTGATATCCGAGAGGTCGCCGCCGCCACCGGTCTCATCGTCGCCAAATTGCGAATAATCGATGGTGAAGAGTTCGTTTTCGTATGTATTAAAAAAAGAACAACCAACAAGATAGTCAATATCATCAAATATATTGGTGGAGAATTCGCGCTGCTTACACAAATAACTGCCATAATAGTCGACTCCGTGGACGATTCCGTGTTCGTGAAGTGCGCGGCTCGTCAAATAGGAGAAAAACCCGTCAACATACGACGAATTATTTGTATCAAGTATCTTATCTTCACATGTTTCGGGTGTAGAATTGTATTTGGGAAGCGCGCGCGTTTTGTTATCCGCTTGCGTATCATATTTCCCGGATAAATAACGGATGGGGTCAAGAAGGGGCGAATACTTCACAAACATTGGAACATTACTGGTATTTCCATTGTCGTCAGCAATAATCGTTTCTAAATGGTTTAGGGAATGACTGCGTTCGTTGTCGCGGTCACGGTCGCGGGCGTCGCCGCGGGAGTCCGAACGGTCCGTGATGATTTGCGTTGGATGCGCGATGATATTCTGTAAATAATACTTTTGGTTCAATTGGATTCCGTTGTAATTGCTTTCATTGATATCGAAAAATCGCGAATATATCGGTATATAATTTTGAATATCATACAGTAATGCGGATTCTATTGTATCAGGGGTGTATTTGTGTTTACGGTAATGAAGTTGGAACCCTGATGCCGCGGCCGTTGTCGAGGCCGCATTGTCTGTCATTGTTCCTAAATGTATTATATTGATATGATTGATGAATAGAAGTTTTATATCGATTTTAAACGGGCGCATCGGATTCCGTATTCCGTATTCCGTATTCCGTTCATTCCGTATTCCATTCATTCCATTCATTCCATTCATTCCATTCATTCCATTCATTCCATTCATTCCGTTCATTCCATTCGTATAATTGTCATAAAAATAATATATGCCATTTTTATTACTACAATGAATTTAGAACTCGCGAAGTTCGAGATGAAGGCTATCAGTTTTCGCCCAGATGAAAACAAGGGCCCAGTCATCGTTCTCATTGGACGCCGTGATACCGGTAAAAGTTTCCTCGTTCAAGACTTGATGTTTCACCACCAGGATATCCCCATTGGGACAGTCATCTCCGGCACAGAAGCAGGCAACGGTTTCTTCGCGGCCCATGTCCCAAAATTATTCATTCACGACGCTTATAATACGGCCATCATCGAGAATATTCTCAAGCGCCAAAAGGCAGTCTTAAAGCAGGTCAAAAAAGAACAGGATATGTATAAGAAGTCATCCATTGACCCAAGGACGTTCGTTGTATTGGATGATTGCCTGTATGATAACAAGTGGACGAAAGATGTGATGATGCGCCTCCTCTTTATGAACGGGCGTCATTGGAAGGTCATGTTAGTCATCACAATGCAATATCCCCTTGGTATCCCTCCAAATCTCCGCACGAATATCGACTACGTTTTTATCCTCCGTGAACCATATATTGCGAATCGTAAGCGAATCTACGACAACTATGCGGGTATGTTCCCCACTTTTGAGAGCTTTTGTCAGGTGATGGACCAGTGTACCGAGAATTATGAGTGTCTCGTCATCAATAATAACGCGAAATCCAACAAATTACAAGACCAAATCTTCTGGTATAAGGCGCAGCAGCACGGGCCATTCAAGCTCGGCAGTAAGGAATTCTGGGAAATATCCAAGAATCTCGGTTCTGACGACGAAGGAGAGCAGTCTTATGACCCTAATGCTGCGAAAAATAGCAAGGGACCGAAGATAAATGTGAAGAAGAGTAAGTGGTGAGGGAAAGTTGCTTTACATTTGGGTGTAGTAAGATTCTAAAATTAGCATTTTAATCATATTTCTTGCTTTTGATTTATAAAAGCGACCGTCATTTATACCATCGCTTTCATAATCTTGCTTTTCATTTATGAAAGCAACGTCAACCTCCTATTTATCCGATTCAACACATCCGACAGGTCAAACCCTGATTCGTTCGGATTATAGCGTATCATTGCGTAACCTTGATTCTTGATAAATTCTTCTCTAGCCACTTCGTCCACCGCAGACCTGTCGTGATGCCCGTATTCGTCGCATTCCACCACAATCAAATCGTCTGTAAAGCACAAGTCGGCGAAATACGGCCCAATTTTAAACTGCCGAGTCATCGCGCGTAAGCCACTATACGCATTTTCAATAAACCCGATGGTCTGCGCTTCAATACACATCGGGAATTTGACACACTTCACATTTTCAGAAACGTCTACAATATACTTACTTCTTAACTTGAATGAGTTTTTCAGCAGTTCAAATGCCTCTTCCGTCAGCATATATACGATTCGGTTTTGTCCACCATTCCGTTTTTTCGTTTCTGTACCAACTGTAAGTGGTGATTTTGTATAATGGATATTATCTCGGTAGTTCTTCTCCAAATGTAATGTTAAATGGACCTTTTGTGACTTGAAATGACACACCAACTCCTCCAAATCGCGCGTGAACTCGGGCATAATAACAATATAGTTTATTATGTATTACAATTATCCATTTTATCTTACACTAATTAAAGTTATTGTATTCGTTTTTCTTGCCCATATAAATATTTTGTATTGTATTTTCACTTGTAATTTTAATAATATTTTGAGTTAATTCATTAAACCAATCATACGTATCATTCCATACATCTTCTTGAATAATTCTTATTATAGAATAACCATTTTCATTCGCGCATTTTTCTTTGTATTGGTCATTTTCAAATTGTTCTTCTGGTGTTTTCCAATTCATGACTTGAATGAAATGTTGTCTCCCATCTAATTCAATAATAATTTTTTGTTCTTCCAAC